AAAGGAGATCAAAACGATGGAAGAGTTATTGGAGAGACTGAACGAATTGGAGAGAACACTCCTATGGCAGTCCGAGAAGTTGAGCAACCTGGACCAGCGCCTCTCCCAGCTCGAGAATCCGTCGTTGATGTACAAGCGACCAACGGGTGAGGATTACGAGACTGTCGCTCAGACACTCGACTATCTTCACAATAATGTCGAAGGCATCAAAGGGGATCTCATCAAAATGTCAAAATCTGTTGGATACTAATGCCAAATCTCGCAAGTGTAGAAACTATCGATACAGTAAGTAGCGATGGCACCTGTATATACAACCCAGCACCCATAGGAGGGACTCCAGTGCCTACTACGGTCATGGTAGGTAACCAACCCTTAAAGATCATTGCAGGCGCTCCTGTACCCTATGCATGTGCTGATGTAACAGGGGTAAAGATTAACCCTCTGAGTCCTTTACCTTGCCAACCAGGGACAAGGATCATTCGACCAACAGTGAATACAACTGTCTTTATCAACGGACAACTTCCTGCTGTTACTGGTGACGAAGCACAGTTAGTGATAGGAGGTTCACCGAGACCCTTGACAGGACCGTTCCAACACCCTACAATAGTAATTGGTTCAAACATCGAAAGTTAATTATGGCACGAAGCAAAGTTGGTCTCTCTGGCGGACCTACCATCGAAACCAAACCCAAGCGTACTCGCCAGGGATCGGGGCAGCACACGAAGTATTCTGCCACGTCTCGCAATAACAAGAAGAAGCGTTATCGGGGGCAAGGTAAGTGAATTTGATCTGTAACCTACCTGCCGAGAAAGTCTGGGTACGAAAAGAGTATCTCAGAGATCATCAGGATGGTCACGGAGAATTTGTTGAGGGCGTCTGGGTTGCTTGTAAGAGTATACCTGGACGTGCTTTTTATTTTGAAACTTATCTCCCCGAGTATGGGGCAATGTATGATAAGTTACCGATTAGTGCTTTTCTCCGAGCGCCGAAAACACCGACGCCCGATATGAGTCTAGAGAACCTACAATTTTGGAATTGTATGGACTATGGAGTCATGGCGATCAATAAGGGTTTTGTATCCTCAATGGACGCTGAGATCTACACCAGGGACCATGGTTTAGTACATGGTCAGTATTTGTTCACATTAGATAACTATCATGCAAATCCTGATGTGATAGATAATAATGTGAGCGAAGTGCCTCAAGAGCACAAATCGCATAATTGTATTGCATTGGAGAATGGTCAGTTTGCATTGTATCCTAATAATAGGACACGATTCTACGACCTCTCTATCACCCCTGAGAACCCCAAGTTCCCTGACTTTAAGGTTTCTACCATAGAATACCAAGTAGAGGCAGGAACGGACTGGGGGCGCTTAGGAGACACTGATGATTATTTTTGGGAAACTCATGCTGAACGAAAACTACGGACGGAGACCACTGATGGACAAGAGAGTAGACAAGAGTGAAGACTTTAGGAAGTCTGGTATGACTCTTATTACCGAGATCGATAGTGAGCGTTACCTAAAGAAAGCAAGTAAGATGAAAGATGTCAAAGAGGGAGAAATCTTTGACAATCAAGAGGAATGGACGGACGGATTCTGCGGTAAGTGATAAATAGAAACAGCCTGTTGCTGTGTCTAAATGCCATCCTTTCAGACATTTAAAGATCTGAGTGTTACCTTCAAGAAACATCCTGTTTCTGATGATTTGGTAGCAGTGAAGGATAAAGCTGCGATTGTGCAATCAATCACAGGATTGTTACTTACTAGAAAAGGTGAGAGACCATTTCAACCTGACTTAGGTTGTGATGTGCAGAACATGCTGTTTGAACCATTAGATTTTGGTTCTGCAGCATTGATAAAAAAGGAGATCAAGGAGACCTTAACTAGATACGAACCTAGGATTGGCATCAATGCAATTAGATGCTCTGTTGACTTTGATAACAATGGTTACAATGTTGAGTTAGACTATTCAATTGTAGGACGACAGGATCGTCCAGTAACAGCATCCATCTTCTTAGAGCGTACACGATAATGCCTTATACTCAGGTTGCCAACTTAGACTTTGAAGACATCAAAGCGCAACTCAAGGAATACTTGAGAGGACAGTCCGATTTTACTGACTACGACTTTGAAGGTAGTGCATTATCGACTCTGCTTGATACACTCGCCTATAACACGTACTATACGGCGTTTAACACCAATATGGTAGTCAATGAACTATTCATTGATTCTGCCACCTTGAGGGACAACGTAGTAGCGATTGCGAAGCAACTAGGGTACAGACCCAAGAGTGCTACCTCTCCTACTGCGTATGTCTCTTTTACTGTAACTTATAATAACCCAACGACTGATACAGAACTGATTCTTAAGAAGGGAACAGGATTTGTTGCGTCATATGACAATAATTTGTATCAATACATCACAAACGATGATGTAAAAGCACAAGTTATAAACAATGTTGCAACTTTCACTGACGTAGAAGTAAGAGAAGGAACACAAATTACCAATACGTTTAGAGTAAACACAGCACTTAAGAGTCAAAGATTTATTCTTGACAATCAAGACATTGATACTAACACTATTAGAGTAAAGGTATATCCAGGTGGTAATAGTTTCAATGAACCATACCTTGTAGCAGATAATATTTTAGGTGTGGATAGCGAATCAAAAATCTTCTTCTTGGACGAGATTGAAGATGAAAGATATGAAATTCTTATGGGTGATGGTGTTCTCGGAAGAAAATTGGAGAACCAAACTCTTATTGAAGTCTCTTATATTACAACATCAGGTCCAGCAAGTAACGGAGTCAGGACTTTTGTCTTTTCTGGTGTGCTAGAGAACCCTAATGGTGTATCTCCTAGTTCATTTACCACTAGCATCACTTCTACTACCCCCTCAGCGGGCGGAGAAGAGATTGAAAGCACTGCTAAGATCAAATACACCGCTCCTAAGGCATACGGCACACAGAACCGTGCAGTGACCGCTCAGGACTATGAGGCAATTGTTCGCCAAATCTATCCTGCGACTAGTGACATTATTATTTTTGGTGGAGAAGACCAGGATCCACCTGAGTATGGTAAAGTATTCATAGCATTGAAACCAAAAGATGCTAGTTACCTTACATCATTGACAAAACAGAAAATTGTGGCAGATCTTAAGAAGTATATTGTTGCTTCTGTTGAACCAAGACTAATTGATCCTTCAATTCTGTATGTTGAATTAGAAAGTAAAATTTATTACAACGGATCTATTACTGATCAAACACCTTCTCAGATTAGAGATAAAGTTATTGGCAATATTCAATCTTACCTTGATACTTCTGATACTGAAAAGTTCAATGGTAAATTTAGATACAGTAAAGCGATAGGTGTAATTGATGATTCTGATGCAAGTGTCAATTCAAACTTAACATCTGTTACAATGAGAAAGGATTTCTATCCTTCTTTGAATTCTACCTTCTATTATGAGGTATGTTTCCAGAACGCATTTGATGTTAACTGTGACGATCCAATCTTGTCTAGCACTGGATTTAGAGTCACTGAGTATCCTAACTTTGATGTGTATGTTGAAGATAGGTCAGGCAAAATTGTCCTATATAGACTAGATAGCGTAACTGGCGAAAAGGTTGTCCTTGACAGCGATATTGGCGATATTGATTATGTAAAAGGTGAATTGAAAATGTATGCCCTTACAATCATTAAGGGTAGTTTCTTTGATAATCGTATTTCTGTTAGAGTAAAACCCCTTTCCAATGATATCAAGGCACTCCGTGAGGTCTATCTTGACGTTGATGTTGCTAATTCCTCGTTCACTGCATACAAAGAGTAAGTAAATGCCTGCTGTAAAGACTAAGAGAATTTCCACTCTCATTGAGACGCAGCTTCCTGAATTCATCAGTACCGAGTATGAACTTTTTAGCAAGTTTGTACAAAAGTATTATGAAGCACAGGAGGTGCAAGGTGGCACGCTGGACATTATTAACAATATCCAGAAGTATGCAGACATTGATTACTATGAACAGAATCTTTTAAAGCAAAATGATATTTTAGATATCACCATTAGTTCTAGTGATACTACTATCCAACTAAAGGATGCATCTTCTTTCCCGAAGAGAAATGGTTATGTTAGAATTGATGACGAGATCATCTTCTATGCATCTAGAACTGATACCGCACTACAAGAATGTTCTAGAGGTGTTAGTGGTAATACAACACTTGGTGACTTATACAATACTAGCAATTTTGTCAGCACAACTGCTGCATCACACAATGCAGGACAAAAGGTACATAATGTTAGCAACCTTTTCTTATATGCATTAGTCAAGAACTTTGAGAATCAGTATTTGGGTTCTTTCCCTGAGAAGTACCTCAGAGGTAATGTAGATAAGAGAACTCTGATCAAGAATATTCAGAAGTTCTATAAAGCAAAAGGAACTAAGAGTTCTATTGAGTTTGTATTCAATACACTAGTTGACAAAGACTTTGATGATAACTCTCGTAGCAACTTACAACAGTTTGAGTGGTTTATTATATCTGAGTTTGATAATGTCGCTATCAACGTAACAAATCCTTCTGGTGCATTTGCAGTTGGTGATAGAATTTACGAAGATAATGGCACTGCTAGTGGAGAAATTGCAAAAGTTGTACGAAACAACTCAAATCAAGTTACCAGAGTTTATCTAAGACAAGTATCTGGATCATTTACTCAAGGTGATACTATTACTGGTCCTGCTGGATCTTCATTTACTGCATCTACAGTAACACTATTCCCTAACGGTATCTTCTACATTGATTTTGGTGAAGAGGCACATGAGTTTGGTGACTTTGAACCAGGCAAGTATTACTTCTCTCCAGAGAATATTAAGGTTCAACAGAATTATCAGATTATTTGGAACCAGTCACATCCGTCTAACAGACAGAGTGCTGTGCATCCAATGGGTCACCCAATGAAGTTTAGCACCACACAAGATGGTGTGTTGAATGGTGGCGAACTATATTACAACGATGCTCCTGTAAATGGCATCCTAACAAATTATGATGATGAGTTCCAACCAGAATTCATCTTGAACAGAGGAGAATCCAATAGAATCTACTACTATTGTGCATATCACCTCTACATGTCAGGTCTTCCTGGCGATGCTGGGTATATGGTTCTCAGCACAGAGGAAGAAGAAGAGGAAATGGACAAGGTTGTAAAACCTGAAGTCTATAACCCTAGAGATTTTACATATAAGTCTTCTGAAGCAGATTGGGTCAATGTATTTGCACTCAAATGTAAAGTTGTTTCTGGTGATCCAAAAACACTCATTGGAACAAAGGTAGTACAAGCAGCAACTACAGAATATGAATATGCTGATGCTACTGTAGATAACGTATATGCTGATGGAACATCAGATGGAGAACAGATTTACAACATTGTATTAGCACCAGAGACTGTTAATGGTTCATTTGAGATCTCGACTAAAACTAAACTCGAAAAAACCCTGTCAGGGACTGCATCTTCGGGGGATAGAATTGATGTATTCTCTACAATGGGATGGGGCAAGGTAGGTTCTGTTCTTATTGGAGATGAAACTATTGCCTTTGATGATAAGACTGTAAATCAGTTTATCATTAAAAATAGAGTTGCACAAAATGCAGTTGTACATAATTCAGGAACTTCTGTATACAAACCTGTAACTATTAGTGGTAGTGGTGTAAGTTTACTAACACTTGGTGTTGTATACAACTTAGAAGCAACTGATGCTCAACCATATTCTAACGTTGGTGATGAGATTTTAGTTTCCAATCCTGGTTTCGAGACTTCTGATCCTAAAATTGTAGAAACTGGAACTAATCAAACACGTTGGTTGTTGAATTCTGGTGCTTCTGTAAATGTACCAACACTACCTACAGTGTCTAGTTCTCTAGATCAGGTTTCTACAAATGTATCTGCTATTCTAGCAGACGATCAATACTATTATATCACAAGTTCTAGTTATCCATCACATAAAATTTTGGATGGATCTACTGTTAATGAAACTACACTTGATCAGAAACTTCTTCGTATTATTAGAAAGCAAGCAACTAGAACTACAGAACAATATAAAACACCAAAGCGTGATGTAGGTATTGCACTAAACGGTGTTCCTTTCTACGGATATAAAGATCCAGAAAGTGTAAGATTTGGTAAGTTAGAAGAAATTAAGGTCAATACAAGGGGAACTGGATATGACACTCCTCCATTTGTTCTTGTAGACCAAGTTCCTAATAAAGCTAGAGCAATTCTTGCTGGGCAAGTTGTAGAAAGTATTGTTGTCGATACACAGGATATCTTCCCAAGAACTCCTGATATCACTATTACCTCTGGTCGTAATGCTTCTGTTCGTGCAATTGTAACTGGTGGTAAGGTTACCAGTTTGGTTATTGATAATCCAGGTGAATTCTACTCTTCTGCTCCTCTGATTAGGATTAGAGATAATGCAGGTCGTGGTAGATTCGCTGAATATCAATCAATCGTCAATACTGACGGAGAGATTACTGGATTTAACAAAATTGCAGAAGGTAACTTCTATAATCAAAATAGTGTTATCGTTGATGTCATTCCAGTTGGTAATGGTGCATCTGGCATTCCTATGCTAAAGGAATGGAACTACAATAGGTTTAAGAAATTAGAAGATCAACTCGATACCGAGTATGGATACATCTTTGCAAACTATAA